GGTAACAATCAACTATATTAGATGATGTTCAAGTCCAGAACGGTAACAGTACCATAGAAGTCAGATCGAACCATCTTCTTGCCATAACGAGTCATGACACCTTTACGAGGAGTGAAGTCCTCAGGAGCAAAGATAGTGGGAGTAACAATCAGAGGTACATAAGGAGCATACACATAACCGGTTTCAAGATAAGAACCGCCCTTGTATCCAACAAGAATCTTGTTGCGAGGGAAGTAAGGATCTTTGTAAACCGTGAAACGATTACTCAAAGACCCGACCTTTTCAGCGCCGATAGTCATTGGGGATCCAGCTTGACCATCTCCGTCGATGCTATATACAGGCTTGTAAAGCACGGAGCTTTCAAGAATGGTAGCAACATCAGGGCCGACAACGATAAAGTTAGCGGAACCGCGAAGGGTCTTACGATGGATAGTGTTTGCACAATCAATAATAGTCTCAGTAAGAGTCTCATACCATTCGCGAACAGTTCCTGTAAATGCAGGACCAGGACGAAGAGAAGAGGTTCTAGCAACTTCGACACCGGTAAGCTTGTTAAGGAACTTACCAGGCATACGTGACCAATAAAGATTAGAACCGTTTGCTTGAGTCAAGAGATCGTTAAGAATCTCGCGATCAAGCTCGAGAGCAATCTGCTCAGAAAGAATCTGAGTAAGCTCAACTTCAGCATCAAGGGAATGATAAGCGTTAAGGTCTTGAGCAAGTTCTGGAGACCAACGAGCACGAAGCTTTCTGGTTACAGCAGTAACTGCAAGAGACTCAATCTTAATATCAATCTCGGGAATAACTGGAGAAGGATTACCAGGGGAACCGGAACCACCAAAATCAGACTCGAAAGTCGGAATGGTCAAAGCATCACCAACGGTAGAGTCAACATTCAGTCCAGCTGCAAGAGCAAAACTAAAGTCGAAACCCATGGTATCAGCATCGGTTGGAACGGTAACACTAGAAGCCGCTGTATCACCACCAAGAACAACAAGAACGCAAGCGTTAGCATCACTAGTAGTAAGCAGTGGGTTATCAGTAAATTTGCCAGTTCCGCCGGCGTATGTACCAAGCTTATTAAGACGTCTTACGTTAAGAAGCTTTTGGCCACCTTGGATTGCTTCTGAGATATAATCATCGTCAGTCCAGCCAACCGTACCGGTAGTATAAAGAGCTACATCTTTAATAAGAGTAAGATCTGCACTACGGCCGGAACCAGTAAGATACTTTGCAGGAATCATTGCGAATCCGGCCCAGTTCCAAGTACCATCTTCAAGATATCGAGTAATCTGAGGATCGAATTGCATATGGCGCCCTGAAGCACCGGTAAGCATTCCAGCTGAAGAAATCAAGTTTCCAGGCTCAAAATTACCTGAATCGTTGAAAAGACCAAATCTAATCTGATCAGCGGTTGCCAAAACGTTAGAAGTAGAAGCAGTTCCGTGACGACGAGAATAACCGGCGCCGGCAAGGTCGTATTGACCACCAGCAGCAAGAGATCCAGACTGTACGCCTTTTCCAGCAGGGTTATTATAAATAGAAGACCCGGGCTTATAAGTTGAACGGTCAGCAGAATCCGATGCATCATTATCAGCATCAGCACCACCAACGGCTGTACCGTAGGTATAATCTAGATAAAAGAGTAATCCAGAAGGAAGACTCATAGGTTGAATAGAGACAAGCTCATTTGCTACAAGTCCGCCAAAGACTCGTCGAACAATTGGGAAAGCAATATTTTGGAATCCACGGATATCGCCAGATTGGCTTCCCGCAGAAGTAGTTGATCCGAGAGTATTAACCTCTCTAAGAAGCTGTGCAGCTTGGTTTTCAAGCATGACAGCCATGTTTTCGCGACCGTTACCCTCGAGGCCTCGAAGCAAACCTGTACGGTTCCACTTCTCAACTAGTCGGGTATGTTGGGCACCCATATGGCGTTGGCGGATGCCCTCGGTCAACTGATTTAATGTAAATGACATTTTATTCTCCTAAAAAATTTACAGTTGAATGGGACTATGACTTAATTCCTGCCAACTTGGCCCAACGATCCAGCTCAACTCCACTTTTGGACGGGGCCGCCGACCGGGTTGATGTGCTTGCGGATCCAGACCTGATAACGCCTTCTCTTATTGTTCCTTTAGATGCCTTTCTGCGGGAAAGAGAATCGGTTAGGCTGGTAAAAAGCAGCTTGGCCTCTCTGAGCGTTTTGGCATTATCTAGGGCCTCAACAATTGCTCTTTGCTGCTTGGTATTTAGCTG